GGTGAAACAAATACCTTGACAAAAGCCGAAAACTATGATAGATTTGAACTTGATAATATAATTAAATGGTGGAAGAAGCTTTCTACTAAAAGATACACTAAAATGATTAGAGAGGACAAGTTAAGAAAAGAACTTGAAGTCTGGAATAAAGATACTATGGATAAGATTGATATAATAAGGTGATTCGCAGTTGTGCTAAAACACAAATTTTACGTTAAATTTAAGTCTTTGTTTTTACTGGAGATTTTTGCCCTACTTGACAAATGCACTTTTGGCTGTTATACTATTAGTATAAACAATCAAGAGAAAGAAAAAATATGAATCAAGAAGCTTATGTTTACGAAATCACAGTTAATGGAACTGGAAAGAAGTATATTGGTTATCATGTTTTAAAAAAAGGAGAAACTATTTCTAATTATATTCATTCAAGTAAGTGTCCTATTTTCATGGAAGATTTTGCTGAGGGTGATAATGAATACAAGATTGTGAAACAAGGAACTAAAATTAATATGGCGACATTGGAGAGAAATATGTTATTAGAAGTAGATGCGAACAACAATGAAGAATACTACAACAAGTCAAATGGTGGTGGTAAGTACCTCAAGACAGTAGGTAAGAATTTAGAATTGAGGGAATTATCTCAAATGATTAAGACTAAGGAATTACCTATTGAGTTGATTGAGAAGTCAATAATTACTGAACTTGCGAGGTATCAGACAAGGGTAGAAAATACTGACACTAATCATGTTGGAGTTCTTGCAGATGCTATGATTGACTTACATGGAAAGATTGATAGTTTTGATCCAATTATTGTATTAAAGGGATATGGAAAGAATGGTGATGATATCATTCTTGATGGTAATCACACTACTGCGGCCGCAAAGAGGGTTTCTCATGTAATTAAGGTGCCAGTTATGTATATCTCAAAGAAGATTTGGAATCAGTTTGATGTCACACAGTTACAAATTCTTGCTAATCTGTTAAATCCTCAGCAGAAAAAGGCTACAAAGGTTGGTCATCCAGACGACCAAGTAGCATGGATTGTTGCTGCATTTAATAAGAAAGGTGTTCCGGCCGACTCAACAGATAATATTAAATACTTGGAAGATATGAATTGGAGCACAAGACAAATCAACTGGATTATCAATAAGGCACAGACAACGATTACTCTAAATGATAAGTTGCCTGATGGTTGGATTTGGAAGAAGTGGTCACTATACAAGTCTGAATTAGCTACTATTCTTGAAAATGCTACTGATAAGGATTCAATTTCAATGCACGCTTCATCTGGAAAGTTTAACTTACATTCGTTACAAGATGAGTTAAAGTTACTTGTAAAGGCAAAGTCAAAGAAGAAGTATGCAACTATTTACATCACCCATCCCAATTGGAAGACCATGCAAGAGTGGAACAAGAAGTGGTTGCCTAAGGTGATGGATGACATTGAGTTTTGGATTGCGCCTAAGGGTTTTAATGTAGAGGTGATTTCATTAGAATATAAGATCAAGAACTCTTTAGAAGATATGTAATGAAAATAACAATTGCAAGATTACGAAGTAATGTAAAGTATAATGGCCCATTAGAAACTGTTCTAGATAGTTTCTTTGAGAACTATGTCAAGTGGATGAAAGCAAATCCACAACATGAATACAGAACATATAACGTATCGTTTGATCAAAGTAGACCTAAACGAACACCAGAGAATATTGAGTGGGCAGATGTAATTGTTATACCTAGTGATTCAGAATTTAGATATCATGGTGAGTTACAGATGAATCCAAAAGACCTTGCAAAGTCTGAAAGTCATATGGAAACTATTCGCCCGTTCTTTAGAAATAAAAAGGTGATTATGTTTCGTTCAGATAGGGGTGACACAGAAGAGTTATATAGAATACATACTTTAAAGGGTACTACAATTACAAGATTTACTACGATAGATGAAATAGATTTTAGTGGAAATATCCACGGTATGAAATATCATTTTATTCAGACTTTAAAGAATCCTCTTTATGATATGATGAGTGAAGGTAAAACTGTTGATTGGGCCTACTGGGGTCGTATGAAACATGGTAACGATAGAGAGAAAACAATTCGTAAAATCTATCGTTCACAACTATCTACTGTAATGGTGGGTGGTTTTCCTAGTGGGGTAAAACGACAAGCCGCATGGATTAAAGATTGGAAACAATTATATCCAATGTTAGAACCAGCAAGAAGTACACTTTGTTTTAACTGGATTGACCCATATGCCACAACTAGTAGGTATCCAGAAGCACTTTCAATTGGAATGGTGCCATTTGTATGGAGAGACTATGATAAGAATAATACATACAGAATTGATGAATGGCAACGAGTACAAGAGTTTGAAGAACTAGAAGAAAAGATTTTACAATTAAGAGATGAAGATTTCTTTAACAGTAAGTTAGAAGAATATAGAAACAACTACAAACAAGTATTGTTATCTCTGGACGCTTACTATCACGAATTTACAAATAGAATGGACACTGCGATATGATAGATCAGATTTATATACCGACCTTAGGCCGATCTCACAACCAAATTACTTTTGATAATTTGTCAGGCCCTACACAATCTATTACTACTCTTGTAGTGCAACCGAAGGAAAAACATTTATACCCAAATTATCCCATAATGGTTTTGCCTGATGATGATATTGGGATCACGGAGACTAGGCGCTGGATATATATGAAATCTATGAATATCAAATACGGAGTGTTTGACGATGACTTAAAATTCATTCGTAGAACGCCTGGTAAAGAAAAATCTAAAAGATTTATGGACGCTAAGGATTGGGATTATATGTTATCAGAAACTAGTCAATGGTTAGATGAAGTTGATTTCGCTGGTTTTCGTCAAGGTAATCTACCACCAGCAGGAAAACCATTTATTAATATCGCTGCTGTAAACTGTGGTTTCTTTTTCAATGGTAATAAAATGCCTGATGAGACAAAACTAGATTGGTCATTACCAGTATGTGAAGATATTCATATGGTATTACAGTTGTTTGAAAAAGGACATACAAATCGTATATGGGATGAGTTTGGTTATATTTCTAAGATTCTAGTTGAGGGTGGATGTAACGAATGGAGAACTTTAGATTTAATTAATGATACTCATGCAAAACTTATTGAGATGTATCCTAACCATGTATCATGGAATGGCATTAAAGAGAATGTTATGGGTGGAGATTTCAAGAAGATTAAAATCAAGTGGAAGAAAATGTATACAGATAGTCAAGTTGGAAAGTTACCAATATGATTATTCAAACACTATGGGGCCCAGAAGAAGTTGAGCATACAAAGATGTGTTATTCTTGTAAAGAAGTAAAACATTTAGACCTCTTTGCAAACAGAGGACACAGAAAAGATGGTTCAAGAGAAACTAAGAATATTTGTAAAGTGTGTAATAATCACCAAACAAAAATTCTTAATAAAGTTAGAAAAGAAATAGCTAAACCAGAGTCGGATCATAAGTGTGGTATTTGTAATGACGATGAAGAATATATCAGAGGTAGAGGTGCATTTCAAGGATTATCGTCTGCAACATCAAAAACTGTTTGGGTGTTAGATCATGACCATGAAACTGAAACACCAAGAGAATATATCTGTGACTATTGTAATATTATGATAGGACGTTCACTAGATCGTCCAGAAGTTTTAGAAGCGGGAGCCGCTTATTTGAGGAGACATAGGGGTGATAATTAAACCTATAGATTGGAGAGTTGCAACACTATTCGTTCAAGAACGACACTATAGTGCTGTAATGCCCAAACTAACCAAGCACTATCTTGGTACATATGTAGATGATGAATTGGTTGGTGTTCTAACTTTGGGTTGGGGTACGAACCCTATGGGAACTATAAGAAAGATGTTTCCAGAGTTGACAACTGCTGATTATTTTGAAATAGGTAAGATGTGTATGGACGATAAGATGCCTAGAAATTCAGAATCACAAATGCAGAGTTTAGTTATTAAATGGTTGAAAGAAAATAAACCAAATATAAAATATCTTTACACATGGGCCGATGGAATTGTTGGTAAGCCAGGATATGTTTATCAGGCCGCTAACTTCTTATTTGGTGGGTTCATCTGGACAGATATATATTTGAGTGAAACTGGTGAAAAGGTGCATTTCAGAACCATCCAAAGAAAGATGAAAAAAGAAATGAATCGTATGGATACAAAGTACGGCCCAAGACCAAGTGATAAGAAGATGGGTGAATTAGGATTTAGTAGAGTATGGGGTAAACAATTCAGATATATTTACCCACTAAATAAAAAGGCTAAGAAGTATCTTAAACAGTCCACTATGGATTGGAATATCAATTATCCTAAAGATGTTGATTTACAATGGAAGATAAAGAAACCAGGCGAAGAAAAATATACTCTCACAAAGACACTACCATTTATAGATGGTACTGTAACAAACCACAACTCTAGTAATGTAAACAAAGTTGCAGACAAACACGGAGTTGCAACATTAAGTGAATTTTTTACTTGACAAACAACGCTAATTATGATAGGATCTACAAATGAATCAAACAAACTTTAACAAAGTCGAAAAATTTATGTCTGCTTTCAAGCAGAAAATACGAGAAAATCCTCAATGGCCAACAGATGAAGAAGTTGATTTGAGGATTGATTTAATACGAGAAGAACTGAACGAACTAGAAGAAGCTTGCGAAAGTGGTACACTTGTGGATGTGGCAGATGCATTAACTGATATTTTATATGTCGTTTATGGTGCTGGACATACATTTGGATTAGACTTAGACAAATGTTTTGATGAGGTTCAACGATCTAATATGACAAAATTAGGTGAAGATGGTCAACCCATGTACCGAAAAGATGGTAAGGTCATGAAAGGCCCAAATTATGAAGAACCTAATTTAGAAGGAGTGATTTATGAATGATTTTTTAAAAGACATAATTAAAATAACTGGAAATGAGTATGCTGATTTAGTATCTGATGGTGTTGCCGCTGGTGACGTAGAAAACTTTGTAGATACTGGTAGTTACATTTTCAATGCACTATTGAGTGGTAGTTTGTATGGTGGATTGCCTGCAAACAAAATTACTGCTCTTGCTGGTGAAAGTGCAACTGGTAAGACATTCTTTTTGATGGGAATGGTCAAGAACTTTTTGGATGCAAATCCAGATGGTGGTGTAGTTTACTTTGAATCAGAAAGTGCTATTACTAAACAGATGGTAGTTGATAGGGGTATTGACCCAACTAGGATGGTTATGATGCCAGTTACTACTGTACAAGAGTTTAGAACACAAGCGATTAAAATTGCAGATAGATTTTCTCAGCAAGATGTGGATGTAAAACGTCCTATGATGATGTGTCTAGATTCACTTGGTATGTTATCTACTACAAAGGAAGTAGAGGATACAGAAGCAGGAAAAGAAACTAGAGATATGACACGAGCACAAGTTCTCAAGGCTGCATTTAGAGTGTTGACTTTGAAACTTGGTAAAGCTGGTATCCCAATGATTGTAACAAATCACACATATGACTCTATGGGTTCTATGTTTCCTACTAAGGAAATGGGTGGTGGTTCTGGATTGAAGTATGCAGCCTCATCAATTATCTTCTTATCTAAAAGAAAAGATAAAGAAGGTACAGATGTTGTCGGTAATATTATTCACTGTAAGAATCACAAATCAAGATTGACTATTGAAAACAAAATGGTTGATGTTAGATTGAGTTATAGTACTGGACTAGATAAATATTACGGATTGATTGAACTTGCAGAAAAGTATGAAGTTTTCAAGAAAGAAGGGCCAAGGTATTTAATGCCTGATGGTACAAAACAATATGGTAAAGCTGTTTTAGGTGATCCAGAGAAATATTTCACAGAAGAAGTTATGGAGAAACTAGAAGAAGCTGCTTCAAAGGAGTTTAAATATGGCGGTTAAAATTTTAGATAATTGTTGTAGTCCATTCTACTTAGATATGATTAAACATGTTGCATCTAACGATGACAGTTGGAATCTAAAATATCCAATGGGCAAATCGCTGGATGAAAAACATCTAAAGTTAGATATTATAGATAATGATGACACTAAACATCCACTACTTGCTGGTATTGCAATGGGGTTGTTAATACAAATATATGAAGCAGGAGGAAAAGATTTCTTTGTGCCTGAAATATATTTTTGTGGATTGTCTATAAAGGATAAAAATCGAAAAGATAATATCCACACTGACCATAATAA